GAAATGGCTATTGCCATCGTCAAAGTCGGGTCTTTCGGATGGTACGTTGCTGAAATTCGCACTGGCCGCTGGAATGTTAGGGAAGCATCCATACAAATACTAAAAGCAGCCAAGGATTATCAGGCACTGACAGTAGGAATAGAGCGTGGTGCTCTTAAAAACGCTGTTATGCCGTACCTTACAGATCAGATGCGCCGTTTAGGCGTTTTTCCGCACGTTGTAGACGTTACTCACGGCGGTAAAAAGAAAACAGAACGTATTGCTTGGGCACTACAGGGTAGAATGGAACACGGAAGACTGTTCCTACCAGAAGATACGAGTGATTGTGAAGATCGTAGGTGGACAAAGAAGTTTATCAATCAAATGCTAGACTTTCCTAACCCGCTTACCCACGATGACATGCTAGATGCCTTGGCTTACATAGATCAGATTGCTACCACATCGTACTTTGACGACGATGATTTTGTAGATGACTGGCAGCCTCTCGATTCTGTAGCCGGGTACTGAGGAAAAGAATATGGCAGTAAACCCTATCGTAGAAATGGAAGACGGCCCAGAAGGCGAAGAGTACGCGAGAAGCGGCGATGCTCGCCTACTAGGCTACTGCCTACAGCGCGTAGATGAAGGTGAGCGTTACAGAGACCAGAACTACGAAGAAAAGTGGGAAGAGTATTACAGGCTGTGGCGAGGCATCTGGGCGCGAGAAGACCAGCAGAGAGCTTCTGAGCGGTCTAAACTTATCTCTCCTGCCCTACAGTCAGCAGTAGAGTCTACAGTTGCAGAGTACGAAGAGGCTGTCTTTGGACGCAAGCAGTGGTTTGATCTTGTAGATGACTATGAAGACCGCCTAGCAGGCGAAGATAAAGACTTGCAGACGCTTCGCATGTTTTTAATGGATCGTTTTGACGATGCAGATGTCCCTTCTGCTATGTCAGAGATTTTCCTTAATGCCGCGCTATACGGCACTGGCATCGGAAAGGTTATTACTGAAACGGTCAACAAAAAAGAAGTTGAAAGACAGATTGACCAAGCTGTTATTCAACAGATTCAGGCAGCGGCACAGCAAGGGCAGGTTGCTCCTGAGCAGGCACAGCAGCTTGCACAGCAAGCGATTAGCTATGATGTAGTAGACAAGGACAGGTTCTTAGTAAAAGTTGAGGCAATCTCTCCCAAGGACTTTGTAATTGACCCTGCTGCAAGAAGTATTGACGAAGCGGAGTACTGCGCACACGTCTCTTACAAGCCTCTTCATCAGATCATTGAAAAGCAGATGGAGGGCATCTACAAAGTAGTCGATGTAGGCGAAAAGAGTGCTAACGAGCGCACATCGGGAGAGGAACACGACAATAGTGAGGCTGTAAAGATTACAGAGTATTACGGCCTTGTTCCAGAAAGCCTGCTAGACGTAGATTTAGAAGATGACGAAGAGCTAGTTGACCTTGGCGTTAGCGAAGACGAGGACGGTAACTCAGATGTCTTTGACCTTTATGGGGAAAACCTTGTTGAAGCTATCGTTACTATCGGTAATGATTCTGTTGTTCTTCGTGCTATTCCTAATCCTTTTTGGAACCAAGATCGCCCATTAATCGCTTATCAGCACGACACTGTGCCCAACAGTTTTTGGGGCCGAGGCGTTTGCGAGAAAGGTTATAACGCACAGAAGGCGCTAGACGCAGAGCTTCGCGCTCGCATGGACGGCCTTGCTCTTACAGTTCACCCAATGATGGGTGTGGACGTTACTCGGATGCCAAGGTCAGGCAACTTTACAGTAAGCCCTGGCAGATCGGTTCCGACTAATGGCAACCCAAGAGAAATTCTAAGCCCCTTTAACTTTGGGCAGGTTGACCCAGCGATTTTCCAAAGCACGGGCGACCTAGAACGCATGGTAGGTGTCGCTACAGGCACCAATGACCCATCAGCGCCACTGAATATTTCTCCCACAAACAGCACGGCGTCAGGCATGTCCATGGCGCTGTCATCAGCCATTAAACGCTCTAAGCGAACGTTGGCTAACATCGAAAGAAACATTATCAAGCCTTTTCTCTACAAAGCTACATGGCGGTTCATGCAGTTTGACGAGGAAAACTTTCCAGTGCGCGATATTAACTTTGTTACGCATTCGTCACTGGGAATTACAGCTAGGGAATTGGAACAGCAGCAGCTTATCCAGTTGCTACAGACTGTTCCACCAGAGTCCCCGGCTTTCATGGTAATGCTCAAAGCAATCTACGACAACTCTAGCCTTAGCAATAAGGAAGAGCTTGTAACAGTTATTGAGCAGATGATGCAGCCTGACCCGCAGGCTCAGGAGCTACAGCAGGCACAAACCCAGCTTGCCATCCAGAAGGAGCAGGCAGAAATTGAAGAGCGTAGAAGCCGCACTGCGGAAAACTACGCTGACGTGCTAAAGACTAGAGCTGATATTGAGCTAGGGCAGGATAAGCTAGACACAGAACTCCAAAAGGAGATTCTTGACCTATTAGCAGCCCGCGCTAATAAGCAAAACGGGAGTGAGGATGCCGCTACGCAATCAGGAAACAGAGAAGTTTTATCAAGACCTGTTCAATCTAACCAGTCAAGCTGAATGGAAAGTATTTAGTGACTATTGTGAGGACATTTTAAAGGTAAAGGTTGAAACTGCCCTTGACTTAGACTCTTTAGAAGAGTTGCACAGGGCTAAGGGCGAAGCAGAAATTTTGAGGATGATCGTTTCTTTTAGAAATATCCTCGAATCACAATACGAGTTCTTAACTGAAGAAGAACAGGTATATGAAGATATTTGATATTAAGTGCAAGTCGTGCTTTTACACTTGGGAGGATATGGCGAACGATACGTCTGATATCTTTAAGTGCAAGAAGTGCGGTCAACTCGCACAGCCAGTAATAAGTGCTTGCAACTTTCGTTGTGATGGCACTGACCCGGGTTTCCCCACTGCTTACGACAGGTGGGCAAGAACCCATGAACGCAGGGCGCGGGCAGGCAAATAGCCCTAACGCTTTGGTTAAACTCACTCCTACAAACCTTTTTTTGTTAAGGCAGGAGATATAAATGGAAAGCAAGATTGTGGATCAGCAAGTAGAATCAGAGGCACTAGAAGGCGAAGAGTTTGTAGACCTTAACGCAACATCGACTGAAGAAAATGAGGCTACGCCACCCGAGCCGGAAGAGGGCCAGGGAAGTGAGATTCCTGAAAAGTTTCAGGGCAAGTCGCTAGAAGATGTTGTCAGTATGTACCAAAATCTTGAGAAAGAGTATGGTAGAAAGGGCAACGAAGTTGGTGAACTTAGAAAACTCACAGACGAACTTCTACAGCTAGAAATCCAGCAGAAGAAAAACGCAAATGAGCGCGTAACGACCAAGGAAGAAGAGGTTCTGTCAGACGACGATTGGTTCTCTTCACCTAAGCAGGCTACTGACAAGTACCTACAAAAGTCAGGATTGGCTAAAGAGGTACAGGAGCTAAAGGAAAAACTTTCTAGTCGGGATCGTGAAGAAGCCCACAAGGCTTTTGTTGAAAAGCACCCTGACTACATGCAACTTGCACAAAATGAAAGTTTCCAGAAGTTTGTTTCTGATTCTAAGTACCGTCTAGACCTTGCTCAAAAGGCAGATCAGTACGATTATGAAGCAGCTAACGAACTGTTTGACCTTTACAAAGCCATTAGCCATAACTCAGGTGCATCAGAAGAACAGGGCGATGACGGAAAAGCTGAAAAGAAGGAGGCCCGCAAAAAGGCCACACTTGAAGGCACCGGAAGTCGCAACAAGGGAACTAAGAAAGTCTACAGACGCGCAGACCTTATCAAAATGAAGATGACAGACCCCGAACGGTACATGAATATGCAGGACGAGATCATGCAAGCGTATCAAGAGGGGAGAGTAAAATAAATCGTAGGAGATTTTAATCATGGCTCTAGGTACTAACCACGTTACGTCAACCACTGCAGCGACTTTCGTCCCTGAAGTCTGGTCTGACGAAGTAATCGCAGCTTTTAAATCAAACCTTGTTCTAGCCAATCTGGTAAAGAACATGAACCATCAGGGCAAGAAAGGTGATGTCATTCACATTCCTGCTCCTATCCGTGGTTCAGCTAGTCAGAAGACTGCTGAAAGTCAGGTAACCCTGATTACCAACACCGAGGGTGAAGTACAGGTCAACATTGACAAGCACTTCGAATACTCCCGGATGATCGAAGACATCGTTGCTACGCAGGCACTTAACAGCCTTCGTCAGTTCTACACTGATGATGCTGGTTTTGCTCTTGCTAAGCAGGCCGATAGCGATCTAGGTGGTCTATTCGCTGGCTTTCAGGGCGGCACTGCTTACAGCGGCGCAGTCATTGGTTCAGACGGTAGCACGAACTGGGATGGCTCAGCTTCAACCAACACTGGTAACGGCGCTGCCCTTACTGATGCTGGTATCCGTCAGATGATCCAGACCCTTGACGATGCTGATGTTCCAATGTCACAGCGTTACCTTGTAATCCCACCTGTTGAGAAGAACAACCTTCTCGGCATTAGTCGCTTCACTGAGCAGGCTTTTGTGGGTGAGGTTGGTGCTACTAACAGCATCCGTAACGGTCGTGTCGGTAACATCTACGGTGTAGAGGTCTACGTCTCAAGCAATGTCCCAACGGTCACTGCTGATGATGATAGCACTACTTACCGTGCCGCTGGCATGTTCCACGAGAGCGCGATGGTTCTCGTCACTCAGCTTGCACCACGGGCACAGACCCAGTACAAGCAGGAGTACCTCGGTGATCTTCTGACTGTAGACATGCTCTACGGTGTATCAGAACTCCGTGACGAAGCTGCTGTTGTAGCTGTTGTTCCTTCCTGATCGTAGGTAGGACACCCAAGGCTGGGGGAGAAAGCCTCCCCCTTGCCTTCATTTAGAGGTCTTTATGATTACACTTGAAGATAAAGAAACCGGTAAGACGTTTGAAGTTACAGAAGAGCACTTTGAACAAAATCTCTGGAGAAGTAAGCGTTACAAGAAGGCTGAACCAAAGAAGCCACTAGGACGCCCTAAGAAGACGTACACTGAAGAAATCGAGGACTAAGAATGGCTACCTACCTCTCAGCAGTAAACTCTGTTCTAAGACGCTTAAGA